TAACTTGTCTATATGTGTGAAATATATTTGGTAGAGTTGTGTTCATTAGTTATATAATGGTTTAAAACTTTAGTATGTTGTATAAATTGCACTATTTTTTTCGTGTTCCATGAATTCTAACTTTGAGATTCTAACACGACCGTCAGTTTCTTGTTGTACAAAGTCATTTAGTTTGTCATGAATAAATTTTGCAAATCGTTCTGCTCCAGTAGCCGGAATGATTCTTAATTGTATCAATCCATTTACGTCTAGTTGTTTAAACATATCCATATATGGATCATCTTCAGCAATAATTGTTGTATGATCAAACATATAATCCATCCAAGCTTTAGGAGTCATACCATCGATTGTTCCTTTTGCTCGCTTCATACCGCCGAAATCCCAAACCCAATTTCGTTCGTCGAGCATTCCTTCGAACCATACTTTAAAACTTACACCATAACCGTGCAAAAATTTACAATGTGTTTCTTCTGCTCGCCATTGACGAAATACACAACTAAAACCATCAAATACTTTTGTTGACTGAAATTTAGACATATCTATAACCTTTTTTTATTGATTCCATAAATTAATATAAGATTCTTTTGGGTTATTTCCAACCATACGTGCAACTTCCTTTCCATTATTCAATAATATTACAGTAGGAATGTTTCTTACTCCATATTGCTGTACTATATTTGATTCAGTATCAGCGTCGACTTTTCTTACTGAGTATCCTTCTTGTTGTAATTGATTCATTGTAGGTCCTAGCATTCTGCACGGGCCGCACCACGCGGCGGATATATATAAAAATTGTTTCATTATGTTCCTTTTTAATGTAAAAAAGGGAGCCGAAGCCCCCTTTATAATTACTTGTTTTCTGCAACAGATGCTTTTCTGTAATCAGTAACTAACTTTTTTAGTTCACCGATAGATTTTCTTGCTTCTGTTTGTGATTTTTTTGTTGTTCCATTGTGTTGTTCAACAAACGCATCCCAAAGCGTTTCCATTTGATCAAATAACTCTTGTTTTGACATAACTGTCTCCTTTTTTAGTGATTAATTAGTTGTTATAACCTTTAATAAATTGATAAAATTCTGATCTTGCATTGCCATCGTCCATAAACGCTCCCGACAATTTTGCTGTTTTCATAGATGCCCCTTGATGTTTTACACCTCTGCATGAAACACAATTATGAGTTGCTTCTATCATTACCGCTACACCTTTATTGTCAGTGATTAATTTGCTGATAGCATGATGTATTGCTACTGTAAGTTGTTCTTGTATCGCACCTCGTCTACCAAAGTGTTCTACTACTCGATTTAGTTTTGATAATCCAACTACTTCGCCGCCTTCGCTTGGAATATATGATACATGTACTAAGCCGCCAATGTTCTGATGATGATGTGAACACATTGATGTCAATGGAATTCCACCTTCAAATACAATTCCGTCATAACCATCTGATGGAAATGATGTGATATTAGACATTGGTTCATATCTACCTCGCCATAAGTCGTTTACATATGCTTTGGCTACACGCATTGGCGTATTATCTGAGTTTGGGTCATTTGCCCAATCAACTCCTAAAGCCGTTAAGAAGTTCCCATATGCTTCTGCAGCACGACTTATAATAGCTTTCTTTTCGTCCTCTGTGAGTGTCGCATCAGGCCCATGTATTGATTGCTTGTTTGCTAAATATGTTGAAATGCCATTGGCAAATCCTGGCCTTACTAATTCTAACTCAGTTCTCTGTTTTGTTGTCATAATTTATACTGCTCTTGCTTTTCCAAATAATTCAATATGTAATCTCGGAGTGAATCTCCAACCTCTTTTGATAGCTGCTTCTATTGCCCAATAGCTTCTGTCAGCTAACATCTCCGTAGATGTACCTTCAGGCATCAATACTACATCATCTGGCATCCACCCTGTTAGATTACACAAAAATACATTTTCTATCTCTTCTAAATCTGCAGGATTTTGAACTACAAATTTGAGTTGAAAGTCAGTTCCATTTTGTTTTGCTGCGTCAATGTAACTTTGAATTACTTCAATATTACGTCTTTTAGATTCGTGCTTCTTAGCCCAATGTTCTGAATAGTCAATGCCAGTATTTAACAAATTATCGCTCCATGGAGTCGACGATGCTAATTTTGGTGACATTGAAACTAAATTGATATGACGGGCCATGAATTCATTAAATATTGTTGCATTTGTTTCAACGGTCGTATGCATACCGATTGATTGAAGCTTTGCTAATAACTCAACTACACTTTTTTGCATGGTAGGTTCGCCGCCTGATACAACTACATACTTCATGTTGCCTCTGTTTGCATGCACTAATTGTACTACATCATCTACTTCCATCATGTTCGTTTCTGCATGATGTGATGAATATGGGGTATCGCAAGGTGATCCATTACCATCAGCACCTATCCAAGCACATCTCAAGTTACAGCCAGACGTTCTAATAAATAAACACGATGTACCTAAAAGTTTGCCTTCGCCTTGCACAGTGCCACTAATTGATAATCCTGTATCAAGTGCTCCTTCTAATAAATTGCCATCGACATCTTTAGTGATAGGGAAAATGCCGTTTTCTACTAAATTTATTTTCATATGTTAGTCTATTGATGAGATTATATTTGATTCTCGGATGATTACATGTTGCTTACTATCTAATGTAATGTCGATTTGATTCCTCATTTCAAACATTATGCGTGTATTTTCTGGATATTTACATGGAATTATAGTACCATTTTCTAACATCCTTCCATACCCATGATTGATAATAACACCAGTCTTATATGACTTAGAGTCATCTGCAGTTTCGATAATAAGGCCGGAATCAGTTTGTGTATTTTTTTCTGAATCAATCTTGACAATATAACGATCTTCATTTACATCTTTTATATTCATATTATAACTCCTTTTTTATATTATAATGATTTTAATTACATTTTCCAATAGTTTTAGTATAAAGATGGGGAAGTAGCGAATCTCCCCCATCAACCCCGTTACGAATAACGGCCCTAAGAGTGGTCTTCAAACCACAATTTCATCAGCCGTCGCAACTGAGACATTCTGGATCCATTGCTTGTTCTGCAATATCACCACGAAGCACTGATTCTGTTCTGGTATAGTATAGTGTTTTAACACCTTGCTTCCATGCTTCTAAGTGTACAGCATTCATCCATTTTGGTGTAGCTACTGATGGAAATGCCAAGTTAAGTGATACTGATTGGTCGATATATTGTTGTCGAATACCTGCCTGTCTTACCAACTCTAATTGATTGATTTCTTTGAATGTTTTGAATACATCTTTGACTTTATCAACTTGTGTAGTTTCGGTAACATCTTCTAATTTTGTTAATTTACCATCAACGTATACCCAGTTATCTAACTCTGAAATATCTTGAACTGATCCTCCGTCTGCTAAGATTTTATCCCATGTTTCTTTGTTATTGATTCCGATCTTTCTAAGTACCTTTCCTAACTCTTTGTTTTTACGAATAAACGTGCCCTTTGAGGTTTGTTCTGTAAATACGTTTGCTGCCCACGGTTCAATACCTGCTGATACATTGCCTGAAAGTTTAGAGTTTGATACTGTAGGTGCAATTGCTCGTAAGTGAGTGTTTCTCATACCCGTTCCAACACACCATAAAGGTTCGGCCATTTGTTCAGCCATATCTCTACTTGCTCTTTCAGATTCAATCTTCATTTGTGAAAATATCTTTCTTGTTTCGAATTGAGCTAATAACCCTTCAAATGGTATTCCGTTTTGTTGTAAATAAGTATGCCATCCCAATACACCTAAACCTAATGCACGACCCTTTTCTGCACTTCTTACAGTGTTTTCAAATCCACGCATATTTTTAGCCTTCTGAATAAACTCTTCGAGTACGCCATCTAAAAACCAGGTTGCAGTGTAGATTAAATCAGTGTCTTTCCATTCATCATATTTTGCTAAATTTAGTGATGATAAACAACATACGAATGAATGTGATTCATCAGTGTGTAGTGTGATTTCAGAACATATGTTAGTCATATGAACTTTCAACCCATTTTGCTTATATGCTTCAGGATTCTGTTTATTTATATTACCTTTATACATAATATAAGGTTCGCCAGTTGCTTTACGTTTCTGAAGTACTTTACCCCACTTTCTACGAGCCTCAGTATCGCCTTCTTCTAACCTTCTCATAAACTTATCACCTACTACCACACATTGATGTAAATTCAAACATTGCCTGTTTACATCACCTTTAGGTTCTCTGATTTCAATCCACTCATCAAAATCATCATGTTCGATGTTTAAGTTAACAGATGCAGCACCTCTTCTTACACTACCTTGATTGGTTGCTATAATAGTAGAATCATATATCTTAGCAAATGGTACTACGCCATCTGATGTTCCATTTTGGTTGATATTTGCTCCAGCTGGTCTAATCATATTTAAACCCACACCTACACCACCACCATGTTTAGCGAGTAACATCATTTCTAAGTTTTTCATTCCAATTTCTTGGATCGAATCACCGACATCAATTCCAAAGCAAGATATCGGAAGGCCTCTATCAGTACCCGTATTAGATAAAACGGGAGTAGCAAGATTAAGCCAACCCCTCCAAATATAATCAAAAAACTTACTGGCAAGATTGCTTCTTCCCAAACGGCGCGCGACCGTAGTAGCGACGCGCCAATACGCATCTTTTGGAGTTTCTCCTTCCAGAAGGTAACCTTTACTAATTGTTTTAACATATATCTCCGTATTTGCCCATGATGGAAAATCAACATCTAACTCCCATCCTAATTCTTCTCCAAAATTCTTCATTCTTTTATAAATACCCCATTTTCAGTTCGACCAGTTCGGTCTTTGATTTCATTCCAAGCAGCTTCCAAACATTCATTTGGAGTTAAACCACATTGGTTTGCTAGAATAATCAAAGTTACAAACGAATCGCCAATGCCATCTTTCAACTCAGCTTCATTGTTTTTAGCTAATGCACCCGCAGTTTCACCTACTTCTTCCATTACCTTTAACATTTGTCTTGCTGCATTTTCAGGTTTTAATAATCCTTTTGCATCTGCCCATTGACCGACATTATTAATTAAATTATCAAATAATTCCATAACTTCCTTTTTTTTGTTATAACTGTTTAAAATAAATCATCCCAATCTTCACCTTCATTGGCTTTAGAATAATCTGTAGGTCGTACTGCAAAGAAATCAGTATGTGTAACGCCGCCTGTCAAATTGTAGAACCAATCTAAGTTTGATGCCTTTTTATCATTATACGAAAACACAGATTCATATCCAAGTTCTCTGAGTTTTTCATTTGTTCTTTTTGTAATAAAGTGTTTTAGGTCATCTTTTTTTAGATTTTCCAAATCACCAAGTTCAAACATTTTGTCGATAAAGTTGTGCTCCATTTCCATCATGTACTGAGCTGCTTGGTTTACTGAGTCGTTTACTTCTTCCTTTAGTTCTGGGTATTCATCACATATGTGTCTGAATAATTGACACCCCATTTTAGAGTGAAGAGATTCATCCCTTACACTCCACTTCATTTGTTGCCCAATACCTTTCAACATATTTCTCATTTGAAATGAATAAAGAACTGCAAATGATGAATAAAGTGATACTCCTTCTGCAAATGCTGAGAATATTGCTAAAGACCGTGCTACTTCTTTTCTGGCGGTTGGGTTTGTTGCCAAATCTTTATGAGTCCAATCAGATGTTGTTTGTGTTAAGAACTCAAACTTATCAGCGATTGATGGCTCATGTAAAAATGCTTCAAAATCTTCTAATCCTAATGATTCATTTAAATAAGAATATGCAGTGGCGTGAATAGTTTCTTGAGAACCGAACATCATAGCCATTTGTTTGATTTCATGTTTAGGAAACCATTTGGTGACCATTGTAGTCCAATAATCAGATACCGCACATTCGGTTTGTGCAAATCCTAATAAAATGTTTCCAACTAAATTCTTTTCTGATTCGTTTAAGTTTTCATTCCAATCTTTAATATCACCTTGCATCGGAATCTCAGTATGTAACCAGAATGCTTGGGCTTGTTTCAACCAACCTTCAGTATAATATACCGGGTATTCAAATGGCTTGTATGCAATTCGTTCTTTAAATAAACTCATATATTCCTTGTTGTTTATGTTTGATTATAGGCTAAAAATGCCTGGTAAGATTCTACCAAGCAATTTAAAATAAATATGATTATCACCCTAAACTTCCTCCCAAATCTTTGAACTTTTCTTTCAAACTTTTCTTCATTAGTGTTTCACCTGACTTCATATCTTGCTTGGTTGCTTTGCCCTGTGATGTGTCTGGTTCAAAGAACTGGAATTGTCCATTATTTGTATTGATTTTAGAAGGCAATGTAACCCCATCTGGACCGAATCTATTTTTTACGATATGTACTCTACCAGTACCTGATAGTTTGTCTTGTACTTTTCTAGATAAAGACATAATGAAGTCAGATACCATCACTTTACCATATGATGATGCAATCTTATCTGCTTCGATAATATCATCCTCTAACGAAGATCTTCCTGCTTGTGTTGCAGTCCAAATTGGTATGTCATATTCGCCGCCCATTCCCCTTAGTTCTTCATATAGCTCTTCTAATGCTTCGTGTTTATCTTTTGCTGATACACGTAATAGATCTGCATAATCTACGATGACTAAATCAGGCTTTTTACCTAGCATTGAACTTTTTTCAATATGTGCCTTTAGAGCCATTACTCCGACTGATTTAGTAGGATAATATTTAATAACAAGCTCGCCTGGTAAACTACCTACCTTTTGCTCAATGTCATCTTGATGATGCTTTAAGTTTTGTGCAGCAATACCAGTAATAACAGAATCATATCGTTGGCCGACATAGTTTTCATTTAACTCAAGTGTAAAGTGAACAACATTCTTACCATTTTTTATTGCATTTGCTCCGATGTTGATTAGCAACCAACTCTTTCCTATTCCTGCAGGAGCCATTACGACTCCTAACTCTCCTGGTGCTAGTCCTCCGTCCATTAAATCATCAACTACATCCCATCCAGTTGTTATTGTATGTCGAGCTGCTTCATTATATCGTAGTTCTACGTCTTTATTATATTCGTGACCAACATTTGTATCAGCACCAGCCTTCATTGCAGAATCAATCTTTGTTTTTATTTCATCATAGTTACCATTCTGTAAAAGATTGACAGAATCCATGATTGCATGCTTTATTTCTTGATTCTTACAAAATTTAAGTATTTCATTTTTTACAAATGATAAGTCATCTGACTCCATATAGCGGAATACTTCTTTAAGCTGCTCCACAATCGCTACCTTTAAAACGTCATGATCAATTTCTGTTACTTTAACTTTAAGTACATCTTTTGATGGTGGTGTTTTATATTCTCGAAAGTGACTAATAATTACTTCGAGTAGCCAACTATTTGCGTCAGATTCAAAATATTCGGGCTGGATGATGTCAGCAATTTGTTGTAGGAATGATCGGTCGGTAAACATTGCTGCTAATACCTTAACTTGGAATCCATACCCGTATGCGGAAAGTTTGTCTGTCATATTCCTATTATAATATTTTTATGTAAGTAATCCAATATTATTTATGAGTTTTAAGTGCAAAAGCGTGAAGCGATGACCATGTTTTTGTCAACCACTCAGGCAAATTTTTCATTACAGACCACATCTTATCTTCCATAAACTGTCGTTGAAATTCAGCTTTATTCATTAGTGGTATCTCTTGGTCCAAGATATTTCGTATGTTTGAAGCTTTCTGTGCTGGTATGTCCAATAGTTTCAAATCCATTAGCCTTCGATTTGTATCCAATACCGTTTCGTGTGCTAATATTTTTGCAAATACTTTGTTTTCTGTATTAGACTTTGATTTAGTAATCAGTTCATCTAATGTAAATGGAACAGACGAAGCTAATTCTGGAATATTCTTTATGATTGTTTTAGGTCCAATGCCTCGAACTCCTTCAATGTTGTCTGACTTATCGCCGGTGAAAGATCGATACATTACATAATTTTCTGGTGTTACCCCAAACTCTTCAATAACAGTTTTACGATCATACATTTTCTTTTTAATAGGCGACCATATATTAATACGTTCATCTACCAATTGATAAAAGTCTCGATCTGTAGAAACAATTGTTAGTTTTTTATATTCGTCTTTATACATATCTGCAATATATGCAATTGTGTCATCTGCTTCAATACCATCGATTGAAATAAATGTAACTGGTAGCCAGTCTAAGTATGAAACGAGTCGACTAAATTGCCATCGCATTGCTTCTTGTTCATCTTCTAATGTCCTAAACTGATGATGATCATGTCGTCGAAGTCGTGTCTTGTTGGCTCGGTTTGCTTTATAGTCTTTTGATATTGTTTTTCGTTTTGCAGAACCACCTCTACCATCAAATACAATAATGCATCTGGTTGGTTTAAAGTCTCGTACTACTTTTCCAATTGAATATAAAAATCCTGTAATACCTCCGATATGATCTCCATCTTCATTTGTAGATGGGGTTGCTCCAAATGATCTAATAAAAGTATTTAACCCATCAAATACAACTATATTATCATTAGTATTCTGATATAATTGTTTATCATCTTTTGATTGTTGAATTTCTTTGAATAATTTTTGATACTTGTTCATATTATAGTATAATGATTTATTTTGCGTTTTCAAAGAATTGTACAGTAAAAATGGGTAGCTTGTACACTACCCATTTAATTTAACCTTCTTCGTCGATAAAGTCTTCTGTAATTTCTACATCATCAATTCCGCCATCCACATTAGCTTTGTATTTGAATATATAATCTTCACAAATTCTGTTATACAAACGATCTTTTACGTCTGGATCTATGAGTACCTTTTCAATAAAGTCCTTTGATTGAAATTTATATTCATCTAAAACTTCACCGGTATTTGGGTCGACATCTTGATAAGTATACCATGCTCCTGCTTGTGAAACTATTTTATACTTTTTCATTAAAGCGAGCCAACCACCGTAGTTGTCAATACCAGAATCATAATAAATTTCATATTCTGATTTTCTATGGGGCGGCCCCATTCGGTTCTTTACTACGATTGCAGTTGTTTTACTACCGACTACTTGATCACCTACTTTTATCTGCCCGGTATTCTTAAGACGCAATCTAACTGAAGCGTGAAATGGCAATGCCTTACCACCAGCAGTCGTCCACGGATCTCCAAATGAAACACCCATTTTTGTACGAAGCTGATTAGTGAAAATCAAACATATCTTTTCTCGAGCTATCCAGTTCGTAACTTTACGCATAGCTTTTGATAGAATAATAGACTTTGACGTTGCATAACCATCTTTGTCATATTCCATTGACATTTCAATCTTAGTAGAAGCACCCATAACAGAGTCGACTACAATTGTAACTAATCGATCTTTATCTGACTTACGTACATTTTCTACAATTGTTTCGATTGTTTCAAAAATCTCTTCAATAGTTTCTAACGGAACATATAACATTTTCTTTAAATCAACGCCAATTGCAGATAAAAACTCAGTACTCGTTGCTGATTCAGTATCAATATACACTGCCAATCCGCCTTTCTTCTGAGTTTCTGCTAAGGCGTGTGTTGCTAACAACGATTTTCCAGATGCTTCTAATCCTGTTATTTCAGTTATTCTTCCTACAGGAAATCCTCCATTTGGTCGATTTGAAATTGCTAAGTCTAATGAATCACATCCGGATGAAACCCATCCAGTAACATTCGAGGGAGAATCATCATCTCCCTCTAAAAAGAATGCTGTTTTATAATTTTGACCTTTGAATTGCTTATTAATGTCCCCGGCAATTACAGATGCTAACTCATCTGCCAGTTCATCTTTAGTTTTTGACTTCTTAGCCATATAACTCCTTAATTATTTATTGGTTGAAAAGGTCATCAAATGCTGCGCCGACATCTGAAGTTGCAGTTGCGCTAGGTGATTGTGAAGCAACGTCATTAGTAGTCGTTGGGGCAGATGTTGTTTTTTCTACATCCGAATCTGCATTTTCAGGATTCATCCAAGCTTTGAGTTCTTCTTCAAGATCTGAATATTCAGGCTCAGGATAAATATCTTCAATTTTAGGTTGCTTCATAATAAGCTCTGCGATACTTTTATCTTCAGTTGCTGGAGCTTGATTTGGTTTTACTCTAATTGCAGTCTTAGGATATCCGCCACCCTCTGCAGGTGTAAATTCTACATCAATATCACGACCATTTCTCAAATCAGTGATATCGCCATAATCTGGATCAGCAATGATTGACAGAAGTTCTGTGTAGATTGTTTTACCAAATCCCCAAAATTTAACGCCTTCTGATTCTTTACCTCTTACGATAACGGGAACATATGTTCTCATTTTAGGTTCAATTTTACGACCCATCATCCAATCATCTTTGTCGCCGGTCTTTTTAAGTTTCTCAGCGAACTCTACAATTGGATCTGGATTACCGTTTGTAATCGGAGAAAGCATACTACGTTTTGGAATGTCGTAGTGGAAATAAAGTTCTAGGAATGGATTTTCTTTACGGTGAACGTAAGGTACAATTCGTATACGTTGTTTTCCGTCGGCTGGACGCCATAGGTTAGACTTTTTGTTGTCTTGGTTGTTCAATGAACTTAGTTTGTTCTTGATAGCTGCTAAATCTAGTGCCATAATAAGTACTCCTTAATTGTTTAAGTTTATAAAAGATTAATTTATTTAATATAATATAATAAGTTTTGGACGTTAATCCAAGTTAAATGTTTAATTGTTTAATTGTTGTTTAGTTTGCTAATTATATACCTTTTGATTTTTGCCATGGGTGTACTCGATACCCATAATTACTTGTGTCACCTTGTGCTATGCTTCTTGCATGGGTTAACAAATGTGTTACGCTGCTTAAGATATGATTCTGAATACCTTTATAATCTGAACGTGTTTGGACGGTTGGATATAATTCTCTAAATGC